GGAGAGGCACTGCGCCAGGAGGCTGTTGTGCAGGCCGCCGAAGACGTCGCCGAGCTCGGCTTCGGTGTGGGTATCCACACGTCCGGGATGTTCCCGGGCCGGCTGGAGCGTATGCTGCACGTCGTCGACTGGGTCGGACTCGACGTTAAAGCTCGCCCCGAGGACTACAAAAAAGACGTCGGTGTGCGAGGCGACAAGGTGTGGCAGACGCTCGGCCTCGTGTTGGAGTCAGGCGTCGACTATGAGGTGCGCACAACCGTTTACCCCGAGTCACTCATCGACTACCACTTCGAGGATCTCGTCTCCCAGTTGAAGCTGGCCGGTGTGCGAACCTTCGCCTTGCAGGAGGCCCGGACGGAGGGCACCCCGGTCGCCTTCCAGTTAATGGCTGCCTCGTGGGACAGGAATCGCTGGGAGAAGCGCAGGCGCGAACTCGTCGAATGCGTCCAATCGGCCGGATTCGACCGCTATATCCTCAGGCTCACATAAGTGACAGACGACACACACAGAGGTGTTGACGGGGCTGGCTCCTTTCGCTACCATGGAGACATGGAGAAAGAAAGGAGCCAGCCCCATGACACAGACGAACACTCTCAACGAGACACAGCTCACCATATGCGTCCTCTTCATCGGCGCCATTGCACACCTCGTCGCCTACCAAATCTGGGCTACAAGAGGCGACCGAGGGATTGAGAACTACGACACGCGCATTCGCCCCTTCATGTGGACCGTCTGGGCATGGCCGTTCCACTACGGTGTGTTCGCCTGTCTGCTGATCGACTTTCTGTGGGGCAGTAAAGCCAAGGAAAGGAAGTACTATGAGTATCTGGGTCGTTATTATGCTGCTGGCATGGGCTACGGTTATAGCACTGCTGGACTGGCAGCTCCGCAGGTCGGCGAAGAGGCTGAACGAAGCGATACAGGAGGCGAGGAGCATTGCTATTACCACCAGGCCTCCCGGTCATTCGTCGACGGCGGGTACTGGGGGGACGCACAGCAGTACCACGGGCTCTGAGGGCAGGGACAGTAAATGACGACGCTGTTGGCTATCGATCCCTGCGGGGTCGGGGGGACAACGGGGATTGTCCTCCTCGGCTACGAAGAAGACAAGCCGGCCAGGCTCCTCAACTCATGGAACCCAGGCACCGATGAGACCTACGATTGGTTCTACAAGCGGATGTTCGACCGCATGGTACACCCAGACATTGTGGTGTGCGAGAAGTACGTGAACCGGAACATCCCCGGCGCAGACATCAACCCGGTCCGGGTCGAAGGCGCCGTGCACATCTTCGGTCGTTTCCTCAGCAAGAAGATCCAGTGGCGCACACCGCAACAGCGGCTGTTTGTTAAGGACGAGAACCTCCGTAAGCTAGGGCTTCTGTTCGAGAAAGTCGAAGATCATCACCGCGACAGGCGAGAGGCCGCACGGCACGCCATAGCCTATCTGGTCGAGCGAGCACACCACAAACCCACATATGAGAGAGGATGGAAATGAAGATAGGATCGCTTTTCACAGGTATCGGCGGGCTGGAGCTCGGTGTATTCAACACAGTGGCATCCATTGTCCCGTATGACAACAATATCGAGTGGATAGCAGAGATCGACGGGAATGCACTGAAGATACTTGAACATTCAACCATGTTCCCAATCTCGGCGATGTGACGAAAATCGATTGGACCACGATCCCTGACGTAGACTGCATCACCGGAGGGACCCCCTATCAGGACTTCTCCCACCTCGGGACCCGTAAGGGGCTGGAAGGCGAGAAGAGTTCTCTGCTCTACGCGTTCATCGAAGCCGTGAAGGCGAAGAAGCCGAATTGCGTCTTGTGGGAGAACGTCGCAGGGGCTCTCACGAAGGGCGGATATGACGTGCTCTTGGACGCGTTGAACGAAGCTGACTACTCGACAAGCTCTGTGATACTCCCTGCGAGCCGCCTCGGCATGCCGCACAAGAGAAGCAGGCTCTTCGTCTTCGCCGAACGGACGGAGAAATGGGCTACCCCTTTCAACGCACAGCTAGTCGAAGTTAGGCCTGACACACGGCTACGCTGTCTGCCGACACCCAATCGGTCCCGCATGGACGGCAGGAAAAGCCCCGGGTATTCCAAGCGCCCATCCTTCTACGACCTCAAGTATTGGAGCGAAGACGAAGTGAGGGCTTCCTATGGGGCAGCCATCGATCGGTGGGAGCAGACACTCGGTCGCGAGGCCCCTCCACTTGCGAAGCCTAAGGGGGACTCTCAACGTAGAGTTCGTCGAGTGGATGATGGGCTTCCCGAAAGGGTGGGTGACCGACGCGGACGACGTGTCGCGCACCGCACAGTTGGCGGCCCTCGGAAACGCGTGCACACCTCAACAGGCTTCCGAAGCCTTTTACCACGGGCTCCTGCAATTGACAAGAGAAAGGACCAATTGATGATCAAGAAATGGAACACCGCGAGGTGGATCAGGAAATACTGCTACGACAATGAGGCGCTGCACATCGAAGACTGCTTCGAGCTGGCTGTGCGCCTAGGAAAGGCCGGCATCGGTCCGGTCTTCGAGTGGGATGAGGACTACCCGTTCTCGCCACACCCGTGGAATGGCCAAGGCAACGGCTCCCACACGTTCTTCGACGTGTTATTCAGCATTATCGGCCCGAGCTGGTTGTACACGCCGTATACGGAACTTTACTGGTGGTGGAGACGATATAGGGATGGTGAGTAGGAAGAAAAAACCCCCCCCCGCCGGGGGGGGGGGGGGTTTTTCTTCTGTGCGCTTATGCCGTTGTCAGCCGAGCGCTACCCAGCTGACGTGGACGTTCGAGTCAACGGCCCATTTCCAGTTACATGCCGTAGCAACTCCGAACTGCTTCTTATCCACTGGGAAACCGATGATACTGTGTGTGATGGCGTCCGTGACCTGGCACAGTAGCGAACGAGGGATACGGTCGAGCTCTTCAGGGAAGGGCACAGTGAACGACTTTATATTGTATAACTCCCACCGTTGATATCCGGTCTCGAACACCCCGGCTGCTAGAACTGCCATCTGAGCGCTGAAGTATGTGAACCCCGAACCGTCATGCTGAAGCTGGATACGGTCGTTCAGAATGTTGAAGACGATCGGCTCGTCAGCCGTGCCCTCCACACCCTGGCGCTTCAGCTCATCCACCTTGTTCTGCGCATCCCACTTCGTCTTAACCGGGTAGATGACCTGCTTGCGCAGCTTACCGATGACGTTGGATACGGAAGACGAAATCGTGTTGAACAAACCCTGCAGGGGTTTGACCGGGTCCGTGCCTTCGATGTGCGCGATCCCATTGCTGTCGGTTGTAGCCATAGTCCCTCTCTTTACGTGTTAGGCTGGTTGGACTCCAGCACCAGTATAGTGCCGTTGAAATAGTTGTACTCGTCTTTTTCCGGGTTGTGAGTCAACCTGTTCTCCCCGATAAGGCGGAAGACCACCTGTGTGACGCGCGGCACCGTCATGTTATAGAAGGCGCAGAGGTCATAATATCCAGCGTTGATCTCACCATTGAACATCCCCGGCATCTGAGAGATGTAGTACTCTTCGTACTTCGTCTGTACCCCGCCCGGGGGCGTCCAAGCGGTTTGGAGCACCAACTGCATCTTCGACCGGAATGCATCCGACGTGCCCTTATTCACATAACGACCACTGCCAAAGAAAAGGAAGTTCAAATAACCTCTCCCGTTCTCAGGGTAGTTCAGTATGCTCTCCGCCAACATCACGTTATCGGAATTGGGCCCGAGCCTGCGCAAATCCCCTGTTAAGGAGCGGAACGACAGCTTATTATTGGTGTTGTCCAGGTTCGACATCAGACCGTTCAAGGAGTTGCGCACACCCCCGATCCCCAAGTTACTGAGACCTGAGTTGATGGACGATATTTCGTCCTGCACCCACGCACCCCACGTGTCGCCGGCGCCGAGATTCTTATTGGGTATCATTCCGGCTTGTACTCCTTGTGCGGTTGATTGAACTGTAACACGTTGTAGATCGTCTTCGGGATCTTCGCCTCATAGTCAGCAAGCGTTGTGCCCGTATCGATATTGTTAGAAAACTCATCGCAGGTGATCCGTGACGTAGCCGTCACCGTGATCTCCTGATTGTTCATGTCGACGTGCGTCGTCATGAACCGGTCCCCGCCGTAGTCGAAAGCCGACCCAGACGTGAGGAACAAGTCGTTGCCGGTAGTAGACGGGGTACGCGACTCTAGGTTAGGTGATGTGAGCGTGATCGTCGGGATCGACCCTGACTTCTCCCACACAGCCCGAAGGCTGTTGTCTATTGCCAGCGACGGCGTGTTGATCAATGGGTTATTGATCTGCTCCTCGTCGCTACCCAGTGAGGACGATCCCGTGTGTGTGACATACGTGTCCTCAGGGCCCATCACCAGCCCGGTGCCGCGAAAACGCAGCGAGTTGTAGTAGTTGGACGGACCCGAGGATGCGGCGATGCGGAACGGCGAGTAGTCAGACGTCACCATCCCGCGCACAGTCACAATTATCTGGTTATGGTTCTTCGGATCCAGACGCACAGACAGGCTGCCACCCTGCCCCAGCCACTGGGACGCCGTAATCGGGAGCCCGTCATTGCCGGACACGCAGTACGCCGTATACTCCAGGCCGGATGTGTCCTTCGCCGGGATGTAGTCCTTGCACTGGGTAACCCACGGGGTCATGGCTTCGATCACGTAGGCGTCGAGCGTGATCGTCTGCTCCACGGTCTTCCGGGCGTCCACCTGGATGATCGTGTCTCTCGACTCTTTGCTCAATGGCAAGTACTCGTTGTAGGCGTAACGCATAGGACGGTATGTCGTCTTCACGGTCTTAGTGGACTGTGCGAGATCCACGCTGTAGCTCATGCCCGTCACGTTGTTCATGCGTTCCTTAAGGAAGTTATTGTCGCGAAGGAACAGCAGGTTCGAGTTCTGGCGGAGCATGTACACGTTATGCACTGCGCACAGAGTGTTCAAGTAATCCCACACGTTGAATGACCCACCCGGGGCCATGATGACCGGGTTGTATTGGTCGGACTTGATGAAACCATCCACATACACCTTGTCGTAGTCGCACAGCTTGAACAGATTGACGACAACGTTCCGGAAATTATTGTACTGAGTGGGGACGACCTTTACCTGCTTGAGCTTATAACACAGGTCATCCACGGTAACGGTGTTCGTCGAGTAGTTAGAGGTGAACGTTCGCACATCCCCCCGGAACTCATACACGCTCGACACAGGGTGCTTGTTCGTCCACGTCGTCGACACGTCCGCCGGCTTGAAGAACCTGTCCGTCAACGTCATCACCGGGTATCCCTTAGTGCCGCCCGGGACGCTGTACGACATGCGGTCCCACTGTGCGGAGAAGCTCTCCAGCGAACGGTCCGTCCTGTATTCGAAGGGCTCCGGCGCGATACTCACAGCAGCACCTTCTCAGTGAACGAAGCAGTCACAGCCACCTCATAACCGTCGATAGCCGCACTGTACTCCTGTATTGAATACGGCTCCTTCTGCTGCAACGCGCCGTAGCCCATGCCGGGTAGGAACGGGCCGTGGTTGTCCGGAACGTCGTTGATCGTCTTCACGCGATCTGCAGGGTAGGCTCTCAAACAAATGCTGGATATACGGGAGCTCGCCCACATTTGAAGCTCGCCCCACGGGTTGTTGATGTTGTTCGCCGGGATCATCGTCGTAACGTAGCGGCTGTCGAACTCGCTGACCGCCGTGACAGCAGTCTCGTTGATCTGTACGGTTCCGTCCCCACGGCACCCGGCCCACAGGTTATAGCCCTCCGGCCAGTGTATCTTCTGGCCGATCTGCCATATCCACGCCGGGTTCCACGACGTCGCCGGAGCCCCGTTGTATGTGCCGGGCGTTGCCACATGGGGTATATCATCCGTGAAAACCGTAGCGTTAGGCGTGTAGTGAGACATGAACAGCGGCAGGAGGTTCGTCTTCATCGCCAACGGGTCCACGTAGTAAAGCAGCTCGTTCGTGGACAGAAGATACAGCAGGGCTGCGTGCTCCGCCACCGTGTTGGCCGCCCACGTGAGCGTGAACTCCCTGTGCGTCAATGCGGACCGTTTGGCGAAACCGTCACCCCGCAGCGTCGTGGCATTATAGTTGAAACCCACGCTGTTGCTCTGGAAGTTCGCTACGGGCGCGTCGATCCAGCGCATGTCATTCAACGTGCCGAACCACACTTTGGGTCTTTTAGGCATTCCTATGCTCCTCTCCTCGATGCCATGGCGTTAGAGCCGTTGACCATCCCCACTATAGCATTTCCGTCTATCACCGTCGGCTTATTAACGGCGCTCACCAAAATGTGCCTGTCCGTGCCGGACAGCTCGACGAGGATAGGGCCTCCGCCGAACCCTCCGCCCCCAGCGCCGGACGACGCAGCCGAAGCACCCGAGGCCGCAGCCCGACCCGAGTTGACGGCCTCCAGGAAACCGTAGCCGACGGTTTGTGCGGCTTGACGGTTGATGACGAACTCGCCGGGCGTCAACATGGCGGGCACCGTGTCGGTGGACTGCTTACCCCCACTGTATGATGACCCGCCGACCTTGCCGCCCGTCGAGAACCCCCATGCCTGGTTGAAACCGAACATGAACTGCCCGACCGACAGGCTCCGCAGGTCCCGCACACGATTACACAGGTTGATGGCGTCCGTCGCCGCCTGGTTCATCGAGAACCCCGCCTGCTGTGCGCTGCTGATGATGCCGCTGAAAGCGCCGTAGCCGGCCTCCCGAATACCATTGACCGCATACGTCATCCAGTTGGCTTTGTCACCGGCCACATTCAAAGAATAGGCCGAACCGTGGGCCTGTTGCCCCATGTTGTTCATCCCATGTGCGGCTGTGTTGGCCGAGCCTGCGGCCTTCCACATCTCCGCGCCGATGTTACCTGTGATCTGCCCGAGCTGCTGGAACGTCACGGCCGCCTGTTCGGCAGCCCCGCCGACGCCGCCCCCGCCGAGGGCTCCGCCCAGTCCGGAGGCGTCATTCCCGGTGTTGTTCAACGAGTTGCCGAGCTTGTCTGCGGCATCCCTGTTGTCGTCCATCGAGTGCTGCGATTTGCGGTTCTTCGCCTCCAGGTCGGAGAGGGCACGTAGAGCCGGGTCTGCGTTAACACCCACCGTGAAGTTCCGGGGTACGCCGTTGATGACCTTCGACAGGTCTGTGAACGTCGCAGCATACCGCTCGGTCTCAGCACGGGAGTAACCCATCGAGGTCATGTTGTTGATGAACTCCGCACGCAATGCAGAGGCGTAAGCCAACACCTGCTGCTGGCTGGCGCCGGTGTTAGCGTAAGCAAGGATCTGCTTCTGGTAGGCCTCGACGAGCGACAACACGTTGCCGCGCTGCTCCCTCGCCGCATCCGAGAAACCCACGAGGTCGCGCCGTGCTTTCGCCTGTGCGTCGGAGAGCTTCTGCATCGCCTCGTACAGCTTCTGGTAGTTGCCGGCCTGGTCGCCCTCGGCGTTCTTACGGTCTGTGCGATTCTTCTGCTGAGCCGCGGCGTTCTTCTGCAGCTCGGCCCGAATGTCGTCGGCCCGCAGCGTGTCGCCATAATCGACGGCAACCTTCAACTGGAATGTCAGCTTGTTACGATCCGACTGGAGCTTCGACAGCTCAGCATCCAGTTCGGCGATCTTGTTCCGGGTGTCTTCGATTGACTTGTTGGCGTCACCGATCTCCTTGTTCGCAGACTGCGCGTCCTTCGCCGCAGACTCGAAATAAGACTTAATCGTCTTGAACGATTTCGCTGTCTCGTCTAGGGACTTGGGGAACTCCCAGCGGAAGTGGAATGCGGCATTCGCCACAGAAGACAGTTCACTGATGTAGTCGGTGAAGGTCTTGATCTCCTTCGCCGCCTCTTTGATCTTCTTGCCCGCCTTCTTCGCACGGTCCCCGAGTTTCCTCGTCCTATGCCTGGCCTTCTTGGCGTGCTTGGCGGCGTTCCGGGCGCCCCTCGCGAACCCCTGGTCGAGTGCTTTCCCGAGGTCCTTGATCGACGGCAGTGCAGCCGTAGACGATTTGCCGAGGCCCTGAAGCGAAGCAGACGCCTCCTTCGAGAAGTCCTTGCCTGTGGCGATGCCAGCGGCGATCATACCGATCGCCTGGCCCGCCTTCTGCGCGAGCGCAGCAGCCTTCGTTATCTGGTTGGCCGACTGGGTGGCTTTATTGGCCACCGCATGAAGCCTCTGCTCCACCCGCTCAAGGACCTGTACGGAGCCGACGCCGTGGCTGCGCAGCAGTTGCATGATCTGCTGGATGTATGCGTTCATCACACCGGCGTCGCCGCCAGATGCCTCAGCAGCTTGGCGCACAACAGCATAGAGGGCCTTCAGGTTGGCCCGGCCCGCCTCCGAGAACTCGTCGAAGTTCATGCCGTTCTTGTACAGGCTCTCGCCCAAGTTGGCGACGGCATCCTCCAGGTTAACGAACGCCTCGTCGCCGGACAAGGCGGAGTCGACAACCTTCTTAAGCTCCTTGGCCGCCTTATCGGCCTTCTCGCCCATCTCATCCATCTCGTCCCCGGCGTCGGCCGCGTCGCCCTTCAGGCCCTTCAAGGTCTGCGATGCCAGGTCGGACTCGTTGCGCACACCATCAAAGGCTTTGTGTGCGTTGTCGTCGATCTTCTGCAGCGTCTCGATGATGGCCTTGCCGTCGATGAAGTTGATCTTTCCGGACGCTATCATCTCCTGAATCTTGGCTTTGAAGGAGTCGATGTACTGGCTGGACCTCTGGGTGCTGCGCTCGATGTCGTCGGCCAGGAACCCGAACCCCTTGTTCCGGAACTCTTCAGCCATCTTCTTCTGCGAGTCGGTCATCTCCGAGTTGCCCTGCGTGACGAGTTTCGAGTACTCTTGCACGGAGAAGCCCAGCTGTCGGAGCGTACCCAGTTGGTCGTCGGCGAACTGCTTGAAGCCCGTGTTGCCGGCGATCTGCTCCGCCATCTTCTTCAGCGAGTTCTCGCCGATAGCATACGTCTGCTTGTCTATCTCCTCCGTGGACTGCCCAGTCTTTTGTGCGAGAAGCTCCTGCGCCTGAGCCATCGCCTTCGTCTGGGCGTTCGCATCCGAGGTGGAGAACAGCTGAGAAGACACAGACTCTCCAGCCTTGTTGGTTGCCTTCGCAAACACGTAGGCGGCGCTACCGCCCTCCTGGAAAGCCTTCGTGTCCTGCATCACAGATTGCGCCAGGTCGGCTTGTGCCTGCTCCAGGGCTTTCGCCTCCGCCCGGGCTTGTTCGGAGCGGCGAGTCCAACCCTCGGTGAGTTTAGACAAACCTGTGAAGAACAGGGAAATGCCTGCCCCCGCGGCGAGACCCTTGAAGGCGCTCATAAGCCCTGATGTGGCCTTGGCAGCATTCCCGATCGAACCTGCCGCGTCAGCCGCTCCACCCGACGCAGCCCCGGCAGCAGACCGAGACGCCGCCTGGCCGGCGGCCCGCTGAGATGCGGCAGCCGACTGGGCGGCGCCAGCGTTCTTATAGAGGGCGCCCGTCTGCTCGTTGACGGACACCGTGGACAACTTGTAGAGTTTAACCGTCTCGGCGAGGGCGGACAGGAGGGAGCGGATCGACGTGATCGGGTGCTGCATCGCGATGCCCATCGATCGCTGCGCCGTCGTCAACGCATAGGCTCCGCCGAGCACAAGGGCTTGCTTCGCATAGTAGCCGGCCAGGATACCTCCGGCCGTCAGGAAGGCACCGGCCAGTTTGGCGATCCACTGCGCGGCGGGGTTCTGCACGAGGTTCGCGAGGACTTGAACGAGACCCGTGAGGGACCCTAGCATGTCGCCGATGCCGGAGTTCGTAGACCTGCCGATTTCGGCCTTCAGATTCGACCAGGCATTCTTCAACATCTCCAGCTTGCCGGCCGTGGTGGATGCTATCTGGTTGTACTGGTCATTGAGCGTCTTCGAGTCGTTGTATCCCGATTCGGCGTCGCGCATCGTCTGTTCAAGTGTCTTGTGCGCCTCGGCCAAACGGAGGATCGTCGGGACGTCACGGGACGCTTTGATGCCCAGGTCTTTGAGCACACCGATAGCCCCCTGCCCCTGATTCTTCAGCCCGGCAATGAACTTGACGAAGATGTCAGAGAACTTCGACGTGCCCCACGCAGACTGGACCTCCTGTGCGGAAACCCCGGCTACCTTCGCGAACAGGTTGAGTTCGTCTCCGCCGCCTCGGATAGCCTTCTGCATCTGGGTGAACATACGCGTAACGACACCGCGGGAAAGCTCGGGTGCCACGCCGATCGATGCCAACGCACCGGACAGGCCGACCACCTGGTACTCGGTGAGGCCGGCGAACTTGCCCATAGCGGAGATCTGCGTCGATGTGTTGGCGATCTGCGACTCGGTGGCAGCAGAATTGACGCCGACCTTCAGGATCGAAGAAGCGATGTTGTCGAAGTTCTGGCCGGTCGTGCCCATGATCGTCTGGAAGCGCGCGATCGTCTCACCCGACTTGTCGAGCGAAAGGTCGGTGGTCGCCGAGAGCTTAGCGACCGTCTCGGTGAAGTCTGTGATGGACTCTTTAGCGACGCCCAACTGACCGCCGAGTGCTGCGATGTTCGACAGGTCCTTGAAGTTCGTGGTCGTCACCGAGGCGGCCATCTGCTCCAGTTTTCCGCGTAGTTCGTCCGCCGACTTGCCGGCGATGTCGTTGGTCCGCTTCACCTGTGCGAAGGCCGACTCATACTCCATCGACTCTTTGACGACCGTGGAGAAGGCGCCGAAGGCTGTCTTCGAGATGTTCTGCATGACGGCGGCCACGTCGTAGAGGGCGTAGCGCATGTTGGATATACGCGACTTCGCCTCTTCCGCGGCTTTACCGGCTCGGTCAAAGCCTTCCCCGGCCTCCCTGCCGCCCCGCCCGGCGCCGTCCAGGCCTTTGCCGATGTCGGCGCCGACGACCTTGCCTTTGATGTTGTCGAGGGCTTGTGCGATAGTGTTGATGGATTCCGCAGCCTCGTGGAGTTCAGACGTGCCCTGCACGTTGAACTCGATAGTCTGCTTAATATCAGGCATCACTCACTCCTGTTGTAGTAGTCCATCCTCGTGGGCAGGTCTCGCTCCGCATAGTCTGGCATGTACGGTGTCATCACAGTGTCCTTGCCCCATTTCTGCTTCTCCTCATAGGGAGGCGGATCAGTGGCTCGGTGTGTGCTGGTCCAATCATGCATCATCCTTGCTTTAGTAGCATAGCACGTTCTGTCTTCCGCACGCCATGCTATATCAGGATCCGTCGAATGACACAACCAGACAGGGTTACCACACCTTTGGCACGTCTCGTCCTTAACCGTCTTATAAGCCAGCACAAGCTTATAATCCAACTCCGTCCAATGCCCGAAAGGGTCAGGCTGGTTATAAATGACCGGGGGGGGGGGGGGGGGCGGGGCGGCCCCCCCCCCCCCCCCCCCCTTCCTAACCATCGATAGAGCGCCGCTCCCCCCTTTTTCTTGGAGGGCGTCTATCAGAAATCCACCGTCACCGCGTTGTCGTAATCCGCAGAAGCACCGAGGAGATTCATCGCACACACAAGCAGACCAAGATACTGTTCGCCAGGCAGAGCATTCAGGATCTTCCGGATCTCCTCTGAGTTGAACTTCCGTTCATCCACGTTCCCTTCGGCGTCTTCGATCTTGTACAGCGTCTTCGACAGGAGAGCCAGATAGGCCTCCGACACACGCTTCGTCTTGTTCTTCGTCTTGTCCGCGCTCTCGATGCCGAGCATCAGCTCTTCGCGCACATCAGCGGTCACCGACTGAAGATGGAACGTCAGCTTCGAAGCGTCACGCCTCTTCACCGCATCCTTGATTACATTGGCGTCGGCCTGTTCTTTGATAAGCCGCTCCACGTCCTGCACTGCCTCGGCGTCCAGGTACACGACCTTCTTAGCCTTCGGCGCATTCGAACGGGACAGCACCTCGAAAATGTCCATATTTGAAATCCTCTCTGTTAGGCGTTAGGGTAACGTCGTAAACAAGAATAGCACAGGGCGGAGAGGAGACGCCCTGTGCTATTCGCTGGGGTGTGCGCGTTACGCCACCGTCACCTTGACGGTCACATTCGCACAAGCGGGATGGCTAACGATAACGTCAGCACTGCCCGTCTTCAAACCAGTCACCACGCCGAGCGGGCTGACCGTGACAGTCGACGTGTCCTTCGACAGGTAGGAGCACACGGAACGCGCCTGGTGGCCGTGGATCTTCGGCAGGACCGGCCGGTGCTCGTTGAGAGACACCGTAAGCGCCTCCGTGTCGGTGATCGCCGTCGTGCTGTCCTTGAAGATACCGTTAACCGCGAGCTGGCCCTGCTGCAGGAACGAAACAGTGTAACGAGTCGGGTTGTCGCCCTCCAGCGTGTTCTTGTACGTGGACTCGATCATGAGGAACGCGCAATACCACTGGCCGGCAGCGATAGGATCACGGCCCTTTAGGACACCGCGCACAACCAGAACCAGGTCGACGCGGGTCTTCTTGAACATGTTCCACGCCTTCGCGTAGATCGAGTTCACGTCGTCCGGGTTCGTCGGGTAGTACATGGTGAGCGAGCCCTCGTACTGTGCGGCGCCGCGAGAGGACGAACCTGCAGCGTCGAGCAACGACAGAGACGACTGCTCCTTCGACGCCTTCGCAGCCGGGATAGTTGTGTCGTCCCAGTTGATTGCATCACCGATAGCCACCGCAGAGTTCATTTCCTCCACGGTGATAGCGTTGATGTCCTTCACGGACGTCTTGGGCAGAACCCAGACGTTGACGTGTTCGTTGGAGAGTACTTTCTTATCCATTATGCGGCCACCTTCTCGTTGAGGACGAACGCGCCGTTCTGCAGGAAGTTCGGCTCGTACTTGATGAAGCCATTCGACTCGTACCCGTCAACCGGGTAGTCAGTCTGGAAGCGGTAGATACTGAACACATCGCCCACCTCGAACGGCTTGTTCGGGCGCTTGCCGATACGCTCCACGATGAACAGCGTGATGTCAGGCTTCATTGTGATATCGCGGATCATGTTGAACACGCCCTGGTCGTCCACTTTCTCATCCCGGAGCGCGGTGAACTTGCCCTCGTACTTCGCAAGGGTCGGGTTCTCCACTTCGGAGATGTCGCAGATCGTCCGGGTCGTGTCCGTGTCCGGGTCGGTCTCGCCGAGCGAGTACCCGTCCAGGATCGCACACGACACGTTGAACACCAGGCCGCGCGGGTTGTCGGTCGCACTGAACTGTGCGTTGAGTTCCGCCGCCGTAGGATGCTGCCAGTCAGCGAACGCTTCAGGAGCGGCGAAGAGAATAGTCACGTTGCCGCGAAGCATACGAACTTCGTTAGCCACTGTGCTTCCCCCTTTTCTCGTTGTCGTTGTCAATGAAACAGTCGCTACAAGGCTCTTCCTCGGTCACCGGCACCAGCGTACCGAAAAACTGAGCGAAGTCATCCGGGTACGTACCGATGTCCCCGGTGTTCATGTCTTTGTAGAGGCCCATATACACCATCCTATCAAATGCGGTTTTTGAGGTTCGTGATGAAGGAGCAGTACAGCTCGTAGCCGCACTGCACCACTTTGTGGTTCGTCCCGGCATAGTTCAAGCCCTGACCGCCATGAACTGTTATCCCGCCGCTGTTGTCAGGCTCGAAACCGACCAGCCCCCATAGAATCCTCTCTCCTATTTCCCGTGCATGCTGTGCGGTGAGGGCTCGCACATGGCACAGGAAGAACACCCTGTAGCCGTCGTTCAGTTGGGAGACGATGCTCGTCGCCTGACTGATGTGCGACGGTGTGCCGAACACGACTGCGATATACGGCATCTTCTGACCCTCGTCGAAGTCGGGCAGGGCCACCTCTTCGCACACGCGATTGGCCGGCACTTCGGAGAGCTCACGGATCTTAGCCATAACGTCATCGATGTACTTGGCCATGCGTCACCTGCCCCACTTCCAGACGCGGCGAGTCTCCGTGTAGACCTCTTTACTGGTCTTCTCGGCGAGCTTCACCTGCTTCTCCACCTTCTCCAGGGCTTTCATGCCCCACACTCTATCATCCCCGTATTCCTGGCCGAGGATATAGTCGTGGTCCCAGCCGCCGTCGAACTTATTGGACCCTTCGATCCACCCGTACTCGACGGTGACGTTGTCCGGGACGATGACGCTTACGCTGTCGTGCATGTGCCCCGTCCAGATACGACCTATCTTCCCGGGCACAAGGGCAGACGGAGTCTTCTCTATCGTGTCCTGCAGGGCGGGCGGTATCTCTTCCGACAGCTTGTCGATGACGTTCGCGAACAAGTCGTACTCCCTGAAGTCCTGGACGCGCTTAGCGTACTTCGTGAACTTGTTCGCCCCGATCTTCGTGCGGATCTTCATGTCGGTTACGCCTCCGCTTTGTTCATCGGCGTGTTGCAGATGATCGTCCGCTCGAACGACTGTGATGCATCCACCAGGGAAGCCACCGTCATCAGGTAGCCGACCATGTGCGGTGTATCTTGGGTCTTTACGACTTTTATACGTGCAGCCATCGGGATGTTCAGCGACATAGTCGACCGTGGCAGCTGTATTCGCACACGGTTAGTCGTCTGGGGCGCGATCTGGTCGTTCGCTACCTCAGGTTGGCGTATCGGCTGTATACGCGCTTTCCCAGAATATACGACTGAGCCATAATCATAGCTGTCAGTCTTAGCGTCGTATTTGATGTTCTTGCCATCATAGATAGTTACCTCGTCGACCATATAGCGTTCAACGCGTTTAGCCGCCATCGCCAGACGGCCCTCAGCTATACCGGCCAAGGAAATCCCTCGCTCTCTCGAACACGTCGTCGCCCCTCATCGGGACGAGCACAAGCCCCTCGCCGTTCTCCAGGGCGTCCCCCTGTGCGTCGTACTTATCAGCCAGGGCGAGGAGGGCCTCAATGTTCTTGTCCCCGCCGGACAGCGTGAAGTCGTCCGCTTTGACGTTCTCGACCCCGCCCTCCGACACGAGCTTCGCCGCGTAGGCGCGCAGAGCGGCAGCTGCAGCCTTGAACACATTCGTGTACAGTGCACACAGCCGTTCGAGCAACTTAGCGTCCAGGTCGATACCGGGTAGGAAGAGCTTCAGCTCGTCCACGGTTATCTTCGGCTTGTCGGGCACGGCAGCTCCTTTCCACTGCAGGAAACCCCACCCCTTGTGAGGGCGGGGTTTCCATCCTTGTCGGGTATCGTTATCAGGCGCCCGCGCCGCTGGAGGCCAGAGTGCCCTCCGGAGCAATGAAAGCGGACTTGACGAGGTGGCGGATCTTCGTCCGGTAGGCGTCGTTCTCGAACGAGCCCTCCAGCTCGGAGCTGTTCGTGGTCTTCTCGACGAAGATCTTCGGCCCGGTCTCGCCCTCCAGGAACACGTTGACGATGTTCTTGCGGGGCATAGTGCCCTTCGGAGGAAGAAGGAACCAGCACTTGTCGGCGTAATCGCCGGCGATGAGCGCGAGCTCAGGGACCTCGTATACGTTCGCGACCTTCCCGGACACCGTGTTCCCCATCACCTGGGTCTCGGTGCCGTTCTGGCGGCGGATCTCGACGACCTTCATGATCTGCTCTGCGCGGCTCGCCAGAGCCGGAGGCACGATCAGGTTGAACTTCGTCGGCATGATGATCCGCTTGCCATTGTACTTGGTGACGGCCAGCTGTGCGAACGCCTTCTCCAGCGCCTCGATGCTCAGCTCGGGGTTGCCGGCCAGAACGTTCTTGTTAGCAGCCTTGAAGTTGGTCGTGTTGAGGCCCGTCGGCTGGACGAGCTGCAGGGCGGCCTCGATCGACTCCTGGTTGGCCGCACGGCGGCCGAGTTCCTTCGTGATCCGAGGGATCAGGTTCCAGTCGGCGCCGTAGCGCTTCAGGGTCTCCCAGGAGAGCGGAATCTGGACGCCGGCCTTGGCGAGCTTCAGCTTGAACTGCTCCGCCTTCAATCCGAGGATCGGGTACTCGCCGAGCTCTCCGACTGCGGGCAGCCCCTGTGCGACGTAGCCCTTGCCGTCCTTTCGGACCGGAACGTTGTCGTCGGTGAAGTCGAAGCTGAAGTAGGGAACCGTCTCGAAGTCGGGCGTTTCAAGGGTGTCCGCCCATTCGCGCCAGTTAGACGGGACCTGCTGGTACTCGCCCTGCATGATCTTGTTCATGGTGGGGCCGAGATTGACTGGCAGGTCCGACGTGGTGATGGCCTCGCTCAGGTCCTTACGGGCCGAGTTGCGCACACGGATGTCGTCCGCGTGAAGGGCCCTATGCAGCAGGATACCCGCTTTGTAGGCTTCCCTCTTGTTGATCGCCATGTAGATATCCTCCTTAGAGCCAAGCCTGGGTGAGCTTGACGGCGTACTTGGTAGATGCGCTCGACAGCGGGTTGAGCACGAAGCCGACGACGATCTTGCCCTTCGGGTCGGACGCGATCTCAGGCTTGGCGGCCTTGCCGGACTCGGTGGCGCCGTCGATCGTCACGACATCCCCGACCTTGACGGATCCGTCCAGCCCGAGGTGTGCGATGCCTTCGAATGCGAGCGTCGAATAGAAGTTGTTGTCTTCCTTGGCTGTGGCGGAGGTGAGAGCAACGGCCCCGACCTTGCCAACGGCGACGACGTCGCCCGACTTGACGGCGGCGTCCACCTGGACTTCGTATGTGTCCCCGCCCTTGACGTGATTCTGTGCCATGCGGTAGTCTCCTTACCAGGTCAGCTTGGCGAATTCGGCTTCGAAGTCGTCGGCGCTCTTACCGGAGGGCACGTGCTCGGGGGCGAAGCCGCCCGACAGGCTCTCTCGGATGGATTCGACGAGCTTGGTCTCGCGGTCGAGGATCGACTTCGCGTCATAGCCGCGAGCGATGGCCTCGGCGACCCGCACACGGGATACTTCGGGAAGGTCAGAGTCGGCGAGAGCAAGGATGGCCTCCTTAGCCTTCTTGGCCTTGTCCTCTTCTTCCTCCTTGGCCTTCTTGGCGTCCTCTTCGTTTTCGTCGTCCTTCTTCTTGGCCTTATCGGCGAGGGCTTCGACGAGAGCGGAGAGTTTAGTGTCCAGGGCCTCCAGGGCCTCCTTGAACTCAGTGTCCATTCTCTTCCTTTCGGAATTGTGTTTGTTGCTACCGTCCATAATAGCATTTCCATTTTTGAACGATTCCAGAGCCTCGATGAGGCGCCCGCCGGCACCTGGAACTGTGACGAAATCCACAGAATTGACGGGGGACGGTATAAACGACTCTATCACAGGCGGAACGTCTTCGGCCATGACCACGTCATCGGTCTGCGCCAATTGGGCACCACAGTGAATGGACACACCGATGATATCCGACACCTGTTCAATAAACGGCGCCCATTGCTCCAAAACTTCGATCGTGGTATACATCCCGGGTTCGGGGCTGTCACTCCAGTAGGGTGTTTCAGCGATCACGGCGGCAAGTTTCGTCAGAGTCCCTTCGGGACGGTCCCATTGTTCTGACTCAGACGCATGATCGATATACATATGCGTCCCAATCGGGAAGGCCTCAGCGAAGCTGCCCTGCAGCGCCTCTTTGGTGTATATACCAGTCGATCCCGCCCCCTCGGTGATAAGGCGCACAAGCCACTTACGGGTGCCTTTGATGGGCTTGAGAACACTAGTAGTCGTGCTCTCTTTGACTTCAGTTTTCATCTTCAGTGTCTCCTTGGTTGAATCCGCCCGGAACGGCGCCCTGGTTGCCCTGGCGTGCCACCGGGTCGCGCACAGCATCGCCGTCGTCTCCACCAGACACATTACCACTCTTCAGAAAATCGTTCGGCTCCGGAAGCTCGTCGCCGTGGATATCGGGCACAGCGAGCAGATTGAGCACAGCCTGACGGTACTCGTCCTGGTGGATGGCCCCCGTCGACATAGACGTAGCAAGTGACTGCAAAGCACGATAGGTGGGATCCTGCTCGATCGACGGGAACTTGATGTCCACATCCTTCACCGACGGATCAACGTCCATCATCACCTGCTTGAAGAAATCCCTCCATTTGCGCTGCTCCAACTTGAAGCCGTTGATCGTCGGCCTGTCCAGCGTCGTCGCAGCCCCGTAGGAGCCGCCCGTAGCACCCGGTGACGACAACAGCGCGATGACCGGGATGCCGAAGCTCGCTGCAACCAGCGCCGCCAGGGGCTGGCCATTCCCGTAGTTGACCTGTGCGCTCGGGACTCCCACACCAGCCAAAGACTGGTTAGGCCCCAAGCTCGCCGTGGCGCCTACCACGTCTCCGCGATTCGAGATCTCCACGGCCGACTGCCTTTTGCCCTGGTTGTTGCTGTTGACGATTGCCCATGCGATCTTCGACAACGCCTTAGACAGCCTAGCGCTGTCGCGCAGGTAACCCGAGTAGGCGACGCTCCACAACGCCGCAGCCAGCGAATCCGGCGCACCGAACGCATGTCCCGCATGCCTGCCCGACGACAGAATGTACACGACGTAGTTGCCGTTCACTTCGTAGGCTGTGTTCGGCGGCTTCCTCAGTCGCTGTACGCTCCGCCTATACTCGGCGGTCGGGAACCACTGACTGATCGTGTTCTGCCCGTCCGGGGTCCATGTGCGACGCACATACTTCACTACGGACGAATCGAACGAATCCCGGACGATCTCCTCGATCTCCTCCACAGGCACCAGCGTCAGCTTGTCGGTATGCACCTCACGGAACAGGAACACGTTCCCCGCACAGAACCTTTCCAAGTTCAGGCTCTCCATCGCCGAAGCGGAGAACAGCGTCCTCTGCGCCGACTCCGACTTGATGAACTTGTCAAGCTTCGCAGAGGTGTCGCTGAACACCAGATCGTCCCCGAAGATGTAACTCGTTCTCAGCTGTGCGCCACGCTTATGCAGCGGGTGGTCCCTGGCCATGTCCCGAAGACCTCGCACAACGCCGTGAATGAAAGCCAACGTCAGCCCCTTGTCGTCGGCGTAGCTGACCCAGTTGGCGCCCTCATCCAGGAGGTAGGACCTCTGCGCCTCGTTGATGAACGCGATACCCTCGTCGCTAAACGAGTATGCGTTGGAATCCAAAAGTCTCCCCCATTTCGTGTAGGTAGTCGTCCTCGTCGCCGTCCATCATGTCCCCCGCGTCAGAGAACACGGTCTCTTGTTGGATGGCGTCCCGTATGTTCTGGTCCGTTATAGCAGCGTACACTGCGGCGTCTGCCAAGTCGGGCGACTTGCCGACGTCCTTCTTCAGCTTGTCCTTCGAGTCCAGGACGAGCCCCCCGGACATCGTATTATACGAATAGCCGACGGACAGCAGCTCGTCGTGCAAGTCGATGTCCAACGGGTCTAGGTCCAGTTCCCCTGTGCGACACCGGTATCTGAAGGAGTCCCACATGTAGGACCGGTAGTTGTGCCACCTGCCCCTGTCGGGGCTTGACATGGAACCCCGCACAGCCAGAATGTCGTATGTGCGGTTGGAGTATGAGCTCAAGATGTCAAACATCCCGCCGCCGATCCCATCGCAGTCGATCGCCACAGCGTGAGCGCCTTCCCGGAGAGCCAGGTCATGCACCCGCTGTGCGCTGTGCACCAGGTCCGTCTTCGCCCAGGAGTCCACGAAGCGCACAACCCCGTTGACGCACAGGTACACCACCGAGCGGTCCGCGCCGAATCGCGCTACGTCGACGCCCAGCACCGGCCGTCCGATCTTCTCCCTCTCCGTCAAGCAGGCCGTCTCCACGTCGCCCGGCAAGATCAGCGAGTCCTCGATGTCGAACGCGAACTCGCCCAGCACGCGAGCCTTGAACCTCGCGCTGTCCTCCCCGTACTCCTGCTTCTTCTGCTCCACATAGGAAGGCCCGGTGAGCTTCTGCAGCACCTTCGGTGGCATAGGCTCGCCTGTGAAGTTCGGACTCTCCAGGACCGAGATGGACATGCGCTTCCAATTCTCCATCTCCTCCTTGAAGATCTTCCCCAGATAGCTCATCGGGTCCGTGGGGTTCGCGATCAGCACACGCCGAGACGCCTCGTTCGTCGTGATGTTCGCCAGGGCGTCGATTAACTCGCCTGAGAGACCGCAGGCCTCGTCGCCGATCGCCAGAACGTCGCCGTGGATGCCCTGGAAGGAGTTGCCGCCCAGGTTGTCAGGCGGCTTCCTGCCGCGGCCCAGCGGGAGCTTCGTCACGTCGTCCTTCCACTGCACGTCCATCGTGATGCGCCCCGGGAGCTTATGGTCGACGAGTCCCTCCTCGAAGCGTCTCTCCACGATGTCCTTCAGCTGCATCACTTCGCGCCACAGCACGTCCTGCACCTGCGCCATCGACGGCGCCGTCGAAATCACATAGCAGTGCGGGTAGCGGGTGTCAACCCACCAGCAGATCAGCACAGCCATAAGTCGGGACTTCCCCACGCCGTGGCCCGCCTTCACCGCCGTCGAGTTGTTATCCACCACGGCCCGGGCGATCTCCCGCTGCTTACTCCACAGCGTCCCCTCGTCCGTGCCCAGCATGTACTGGGCCCAGCCCACCGGGTCGGACTTGAAGCTGTCCTGTCTCCTGTGCGCCTTGACGGTGGCGATAGCGCTGTCGATCGCACTAGCTTTGATCAGCATGAGCCTCCTTCAGCGCCTGATAGAAGACCTCGTCCATCGCCTCCGGGTCGAGTAATTGGTTATTGGCGTAGGCGTTGGATATATGAACTCGCACACGCTCCCAGGCGTCCTCCACCAGGTCGAGGATCAGTCGGGTCTGCTGCTTCGTCACCCGAGCCTCTTCCTCGTCGTTGTACTCCTTCACCTTGTCCAAGCGGTCGCCGAGCTGCTTGAGCACGCTGTTGACGGCCTCGATGTGCCGGGCGGCTATCTCGTCTGACTCGAAGCACTTCTCCAGGAAGTTGAAGGCCCGGGTCTTCAAGTCATACATGTCGGCGATCAGCATCTGTTGGCGTTCGAGGTTCGTCCACACGTCGTTGCGCCTCAGCAGGGAGCGCACACGGGCAAGGCACGTCTCCGCCGGCAGGCCGAGCTCTTCGGACATCTCGGAGGGGCTGGCCCCCGCCTGTGCGAGAGTGAGCAGCCGCCTGTCGTCCATAGCCAGTTCACCGGTCGACTTCTGGATAGTGAAGCGATCCCGGTCGTTCTTCACCAGCTCTTTGGCCGCCGTCTTGGTTTGAGCCGGCTTCTTTTTCGTCGTTTTCTTAGGTGCTGCCATCACAGCCCCCTGTACCGGATCACCACCGGCGCCTCAAGCGGGTCGCGCACCTTCACGGTAGGCCGCTCGACTTGCGTCGTCAGCGTCACGCAGAACGTTCCTCCCTCTGTACACAGCGACGTGACCTTCGTCTCTGCTGCATTGGCGAACACCGTCAGGTACACGGCCTTCACGCCCTTGGCCAGCGCAACGTCCAGGTCGAGGTTGGGCAGCGTTCCGCTGAGCGTCGCAATCGACCCGTTAGCGGTGGTTAAGCGGCTTGTTTGAACGTCGATTCTCATGAAACTCCCTCTCTAATCAGGCTTAAGAGGAATGTTACCACGCGCACAGCGAACCCCCCCCCCCCCCACCGCCCCCCCGGGGGGGGGGTCCTGAGAGAAAGGAGCTTACCTGAACACCTTAACATACTTCTGCAGGCGCCGTCTAGGCCCTGCCATGTGGTCGTACAGCAACACCCAGCGGTCGTCCATGACCGGCGCCCACGTTACTTCGTCCTGTGCGGTGATCGGCGGGATCTCGTCGTCAACGGCCAGCACGGATACGTAAGCGTCCAGCCTGAACGGTAGCCGATCCAGGTCATGGGCTGTAATGAACGCCTGGAACGTCTCGTGCCCGCCGATCACCCACGCTTCATCCCGACCCCCTGTGAGGGTCTGCTCTATCGCAGCGTACGGGCTCGCCACGGCTTTAATCGATTTAGTCGACTTCATCGTCCGACTCAGCACGATGTTCGTCCTGTTAGGCAGTTTCTTGCTGCGTTGCGGCAGGGATTGTCGGGTCTTCCGGCCCATCACCACGGTCTTACCGGTAGTCATGTCCTTGAAATGCTGCAGATCCCCCCGATCGTGCCACGGCAGCTTCCCGTTGACCCCTATGATCCCAGACGTTGACTGCGCCCAGATGAAATGCACGTGAAACATTGTGTCTCTCCCCCCGTGTGCGGCGTATTGGCTGATATGAAGACTCTAGCAGTGCAAGGCCGGTGTGCGCAAACTTGACTTCCGCCCGTATGCGAGTTACAGTCGGACCATCGAACTAGAGAAAGGACTTCACATGCTTCTTTACTTCATCGCCGTCCCCGTCGCATTCCTCGTCGCACAGGGGTTCTGGACCCTCGTCGCCTACATCGTCACATGGTGCGGCTTCCCCAAAGCCGGCGACGTCGTCTTCTGGGTCTCCCTCGCCTTCACATCCCTCGGCGCGATCTCCGCCCTCGCGGCATTCGCATGGACCCAGCACCAGCTCAACCTCATCGCGGCTTGACAACGGCTCGTTCAGCGTGTACACTGGGTTCGCACAGTAACTCAACAGAGAGGAGAAAACATGTTTTCATGGAACCTGATCGGACGGATGTTCGCCGGGTGGTACGGAACCTGTCGCCTGTGGGGCAGGACCTGGATCTGCTAGTCACCCCGACCCGACGTGTAAACTGAAGACATAAAGACCCCCGACGTTTCCCGGAATGGGACGCGACGGGGGTCCTTCTCATGCTGTGCGTTACTTATTCGGCGTTGTCGCCAGGAACGGCACTACCTTGTGGAGGAAGCGGTCCACGGGCTTAGTATTGAGCAGCCACTGTGCGCACACGGTCACCAGCCCCCACACAGCCGCCGTGATCGTGTCCGCCAG